CATCATCAATAATATACCTTAAAACTGGAAACGAGCCAATATGATAATGAGGGAGGAGGGACTAGGGGTGGTGTAAGGTGACGTAGAGGCGGGCGGGGTGGGAAAGGGTGGAGGCGGATGACGTGTGGGGTCGGAGGACGGGCGCGGTGCGGCGGAAGTGACGGAAAATCTGGTGTATTGGGCGGGTTTTTGTAACTTTTGGCCATTTTGGCGCGAAAACTGAGTAATGAGGACGTGGGACGAACTTTGGACTTTTGTGTTTATGGAGGAAAAACTGCTGATTATTACTGAACTTTGGCCCATGACGAACCGGTTTTTCTACGTGGCAGTGCCACGAGACGGCTCAAAGTCCTAATTTTTTATTGTGTGCTCAGCCCGTTTGAGGGTATTTAAACACAGCCAGAACATCAAGAGGCCACTCTTGAGTGCGAGCGAGTAGAGTTTTCTCCTCCATTGCTGTTGGCGCTTTTGACATAGCCACCAAGATGAGAATGCTGCCGGATTTTTTTACCGGGAACTGGGATGACATGTTCCAGGGGTTGCTGGAGACTGAATATGTGTTTGATTTCCCTGAACCTTCTGAGGCTTCTGAAGAAATGTCGCTTCATGATCTTTTTGATGTGGAGGTGGATGGTTTCGAAGAGGACGCCAACCAGGAAGCGGTTGATGGTATGTTTCCCGAGAGGTTGCTGTCCGAGGCTGAGAGCGCTGCAGAGAGCGGTTCGGGTGATTCTGGGGTTGGCGAAGAGTTGTTGCCGGTTGATCTGGATTTGAAATGCTATGAAGACGGTTTGCCTCCTAGCGATCCTGAAACTGATGAGGCTACAGAGGCGGAAGAAGAGGCGGCTATGCCGACTTATGTGAATGAAAATGAAAATGAGCTGGTGCTGGACTGTCCAGAGAACCCTGGGCGAGGTTGTCGGGCTTGTGATTTCCATCGGGGCACTAGTGGCAATCCTGAAGCTATGTGTGCTTTGTGTTATATGCGTTTAACTGGACACTGTATCTACAGTAAGTAAAAAAGTTTTTATTTGTTTGGTGGTGTTGGTTAATATGAACAAGAGTTAACGACTTTTTGTTATTTTAGGTCCAATTTCAGATGCGGAAGGGGAGTCTGAGTCGGGGTCGCCTGAGGACACTGATTTTCCCCACCCTTTAACCGCCACGCCGCCACATGGAATTGTGAGAACCATCCCGTGCAGAGTTTCTTGTAGACGACGCCCAGCTGTTGAGTGCATAGAAGATTTACTTGAGGAAGATCCAACAGATGAACCTTTGAACCTGTCCTTAAAGCGCCCCAAGTGCTCCTGAGATCATAGTAATAAAGTTATTGACCCTTACCCTGTGTTTATTTCTTGGGCGTGTTTGTGGGTATATAAGCAGGTAGAATGGTTTTAGTGTTAGTTTATTCTGATGGAGTTGTGGAGTGAGTTACAAAGTTATCAGAACCTCCGACGCTTGCTGGAGTTGGCTTCTGCCAGAACTTCCAGCTGTTGGAGAATCCTTTTTGGCTCAACTTTAACTAATGTAATCTATAGAGCTAAGGAGGAGTACTCTTCGCGGTTTGCTGACCTTTTGTCGCATAACCCTGGAATTTTTGCTTCTTTGAATTTGGGGCATCACTCATTTTTTCAAGAAATTGTGATCAGAAATTTAGATTTTTCTTCTCCTGGCCGTACGGTTTCTGGGCTTGCTTTTATTTGTTTTATATTGGATCAATGGAGCGCCCAAACTCATCTGTCGCAGGGTTATACTCTGGATTACATGGCAATGGCTCTGTGGAGAACCTTGCTACGGAGGAAGAGGGTCTTAGGTTGCTTGCCGGCGCAGCGTCCGCACGGTTTGGATCCAGTGCAGGAAGAGGAGGAGGAGGAGGAGAACCTGAGGGCCGGCCTGGACCCTTCAACGGAATTGTAACTGAGCCTGATCCCGAAGAGGGTACTAGCAGTGGGCAAAGGGGGGGCATTAATGGGCAAAGGGGGACAAAGAGAAAGATGGAAAACGAGGGGGAGGACTTTTTAAAGGAGTTAACCTTGAGTTTAATGTCTCGTCGCCATCATGAGTCTGTTTGGTGGGCTGATTTGGAAGATGAGTTTAAAAACGGTGAAATGAATTTGTTATACAAGTATACATTTGAACAGCTGAAGACACATTGGCTGGAGGCTTGGGAGGATTTTGAGTTAGCTCTGAACACTTTTGCCAAAGTGGCTCTTCGCCCGGACACTATTTATACCATTAAGAAGACTGTTAATATACGTAAATGTGCCTATGTGCTGGGGAATGGAGCTGTGGTGCGGTTTCAAACATGTGACCGTGTAGCCTTTAACTGCGCAATGCAGAGCTTGGGCCCTGGGCTTATTGGCATGAGTGGGGTAACTTTTATGAATGTGAGATTTGTAGTGGAGGGATTTAATGGCACAGTGTTTGCTTCTACCACTCAATTAACCTTGCATGGTGTGTTTTTTCAAAATTGCAGCGGTATCTGCGTGGATTCCTGGGGTAGGGTGTCTGCCAGAGGGTGTACGTTTGTTGCATGTTGGAAAGGGGTGGTGGGGCGAAACAAAAGTCAAATGTCTGTAAAGAAGTGTGTGTTTGAACGTTGCATTATGGCCATGGTGGTAGAAGGTCAGGCGCGGATTCGCCATAATGCGGGCTCTGATAATGTGTGTTTTTTACTGCTAAAGGGAACTGCCAGTGTAAAGCATAACATGATTTGTGGCGGTGGTCACTCTCAGCTGCTAACCTGTGCAGATGGAAACTGTCAGGCTCTGAGAGTGTTTCACGTAGTATCTCATCCCCGCCGCCCCTGGCCTGTTTTTGAGCACAACATGCTTATGCGCTGTACTGTGCATTTGGGAGCTCGTCGTGGCATGTTTTCTCCATACCAGAGTAACTTTTGCCACACTAAAGTTTTAATGGAAACTGATGCTTTTTCTCGGGTATGGTGGAACGGGGTATTTGATTTAACCATGGAGCTATTTAAAGTGGTGAGGTATGATGAGTCAAAGGTTCGTTGTCGCCCCTGTGAGTGTGGAGCTAATCATATTAGGTTATATCCAGCAACTCTGAACGTGACCGAGCAGCTGCGTACGGACCACCAGATGATGTCGTGTCTGCGTACTGACTACGAATCCAGCGATGAGGATTAAGGGTAAGGGGCGGAGCCTATTACAGGTATAAAGGTTGGGGTAGAGTAAAAAAAAGGGAAGTTACAAAATGAGTGGCTTCACGGAAGGAAACGCTGTGAGTTTTGAGGGTGGGGTGTTTAGCCCATATCTGACAACCCGTCTTCCCTCTTGGGCAGGAGTGCGTCAGAATGTGGTGGGGTCCAACGTTGATGGTCGTCCTGTCGCCCCTGCCAACTCGACAACCCTTACCTACGCCACTATTGGATCGTCGGTGGATACCGCTGCAGCTGCTGCCGCGTCTGCTGCTGCCTCTACTGCTCGTGGCATGGCAGCAGATTTTGGACTGTACAATCAACTGGCCGCGTCTCGGTTAAGAGAAGAAGATGCCCTGTCCGTGGTGTTGACCCGCTTGGAGGAGCTGTCTCAGCAGTTGCAAGATATGTCTGCCAAAATGGCTCTGCTTAACCCTCCCGCTAATACTTCTTAATAAAGACACAATTGGTTGGAAAAGTCAAAAGTGTTTATTTATTTCTTTTGCGGTAGGCCCTAGACCACCTGTCGCGGTCGTTTAAAACTTTATGGATGTTTTCCAAGACCCGGTACAGGTGGGCTTGGATGTTCAAATACATAGGCATTAGGCCGTCCCTGGGATGCAGGTAGGACCACTGGAGGGCGTCATGCTCTGGGGTGGTGTTGTAAATAATCCAATCGTAGCAGGGTTTTTGAGCATGAAACTGGAAGATGTCCTTAAGGAGGAGGCTAATGGCCAGAGGTAGCCCCTTGGTGAAGGTATTAACAAATCGATTAAGTTGGGAGGGATGCATGCGAGGGGAAATCAGATGCATTTTGGCCTGAATTTTTAGGTTGGCAATGTTGCCACCGAGATCACGTCTGGGGTTCATGTTGTGCAGAACCACTAGCACGGTATAGCCGGTGCACTTGGGGAATTTGTCATGCAACTTGGAAGGGAAGGCGTGGAAAAACTTGGAAACCCCTTTGTGCCCTCCCAAATTTTCCATGCACTCATCCATAATGATGGCGATGGGGCCTTGGGATGCAGCCTTAGCAAAAATGTTATCGGGGTGGGAAACATCGTAGTTTTGCTCCAGGGTAAGCTCGTCATAGGCCATTTTGATGAAGCGTGGTAAAAGGGTGCCCGACTGGGGTATAATGGTCCCTTCTGGACCTGGGGCGTAGTTACCCTCGCAGATTTGCATCTCCCAAGCCTTAATTTCTGAGGGGGGGATCATGTCCACCTGAGGGGCAATAAAAAAAACGGTTTCGGGTGGAGGGTTAATAAGCTGGGTGGAAAGCAAGTTTCGCAAAAGCTGGGATTTGCCGCAGCCAGTGGGACCGTAAATGACCCCAATGACAGGCTGTAGTTGATAGTTTAAGGAGATGCAACTGCCATCTTCCCGCAAAAGCGGAGTGACTTCGTTCATCATGCTTCTGACATGCTGGTTTTCTTTAACCAAGTCTTGCAAGAGACGCTCACCGCCCAGGGAAAGTAGCTCTTCCAAGCTGCGGAAATGCTTTAGTGGTTTTAGGCCATCGGCCATGGTCATTTTTTCAAGGGATTGACGCAGCAAATAGAGCCGATCCCAGAGCTCGGTAATATGGTCTATGGCATCTCGATCCAACAAACTTCTTGGTTGCGGGGGTTGGGACGGCTTTGGCTGTACGGTACCAGTCGGTGGGCGTCCAGTGGAGCAAGGGTAATGTCTTTCCAGGGTCGCAGGGTTCGCGTTAGGTTGGTTTCGGTGACGGTAAAGGGGCGCGCTCCGGGTTGGGCGCTTGCCAGGGTTCTCTTCAGGCTCATCCTGCTGGTGTGAAAACGCGCGTCTTCGCCCTGAAAGTCGGCCAAGTAGCATTTTAACATGAGATCATAGTTGAGGGTTTCGGCAGCGTGTCCTTTGGCGCGAAGCTTGCCCTTGGAAATTTGCTGACAGCTGGGACAGCGGAGGCATTTTAGGGCGTAGAGTTTGGGAGCCAGGAAGACGGACTCTGGTGAATAAGCGTCGGCGCCACACTGTGCACACACGGTTTCGCACTCCACTAACCAGGCGAGCTCAGGGTGTTTTGGGTCAAAAACCAGATTGCCTCCGTGTTTTTTGATGCGTTTCTTACCTCGTGTTTCCATGAGGCGGTATCCGGCTTCGGTGACAAACAAGCTGTCTGTGTCTCCGTAAACTGATTTGAGGGTACGCTGTTCCAACGGTGTGCCTCTGTCCTCTGCGTACAAGATCTCGGACCATTCTGAGACAAAAGCCCGGGTCCAGGCTAAAACAAAGGAGGCGATTTGGGAGGGATAACGGTTGTTTTCCACCAGGGGGTCGACCTTTTCTAGGGTGTGAAGGCAAAGGTCATCTTCTTCTGCATCCATAAAGGTAATTGGTTTGTAAGTGTAGGTCACGTGGTCATTGGGCTTGTGCGTGGGTGTATAAAAGGGGGCGTGTCCGGGCTCTTCATCACTTTCTTCCGCATCGCTGTGGACGACAGCCAGCTGTTCGGGTGAGTATGCGCGTTGAAAGGTGGGCATAACTTCAGCACTTAGAGTGTCAGTTTCCACAAACGAGGTGGATTTGATATTTATCTGCCCTGCGGCAATGCTTTTGATGGTGGCTGAATCCATTTGGTCAGAAAATACAATTTTTTTGTTATCAAGTTTGGTAGCAAAGGATCCATAGAGGGCGTTGGAGAGCAGTTTGGCAATGGAACGCAGTGTTTGGTTTTTTTCGCGGTCGGCACGCTCCTTGGCGGTGATATTAAGATGAACGTACTCTTTTGCCACGCAGCGCCACTCGGGAAAGACAGTGGCGCGCTCGTCGGGAAGCAACCGCACATGCCAGCCCCGGTTGTGCAGTGTTATAAGGTCCACACTGGTAACTACCTCGCCGCGCAGGGGCTCATTGGTCCAGCAAAGGCGCCCTCCTTTGCGCGAACAGAGTGGGGGCAAAACATCTAGTAGGTTTTCAGGTGGGGGGTCGGCGTCGATGGTAAAAATGCCAGGCAGCAGGGTGCGATTGAAATAATCAATGGGGGTACCAACTTGCAAAAGAGCGTGTTCCCAATCTCGGACCGCTAGGGCGCGCTCGTAGGGATTGAGTGGGAAGCCCCACGGCATGGGATGGGTAAGTGCAGAGGCGTACATGCCACAGATGTCATAAACGTAAAGTGGTTCGCGTAGCACCCCAATGTAAGTTGGATAACAGCGTCCTCCGCGAATGCTAGCCCGAACATAGTCATACATTTCGTGGGAAGGGGCCAGCAAGCTGCCGCCTAGGTCCGACCGCTGGGGTTTTACTGTCCGGTACAAGATTTGACGAAAGATGGCGTGGGAGTTGGAGGAGATGGTGGGCCGCTGAAAGACGTTAAAGCTGGCTTCGGGTAGACCTACCGCGTCGCGGATAAACTGAGCGTAGGATTCGCGCAACTTTTGCACCAGGGCGGCGGTAACAAGCACATCCAGGGCACAGTAATCAAGGGTTTCACGCACCAGGTCGTAATGAGGACATTGCTTTTTTTCCCAGAGTTCGCGGTTCAGGAGGTACTCCTCGCGATCCTTCCAGTAATCTTCGGCAGGAAAGCCACGCTCGTCTGCGCGGTAAGAACCCAGCATGTAAAACTCGTTTACGGCCTTGTATGGGCAGCATCCTTTTTCTACCGGAAGGGTATAGGCTTGTGCGGCTTTTCGCAGAGACGTGTGTGTGAGGGCAAAAGTGTCGCGCACCATAACCTTGAGGAATTGATACTTAAAATCAGAGTCGTCGCAGGCGCCCTGCTCCCATAGGCGATAGTCGGTGCGTTTTTTTGAGCTTGGATTAGGAAGGGCAAAGGTGATATCATTAAAAAGGATTTTGCCGGCTCTAGGCATAAAGTTGCGGGTGATTTTGAAAGGCCCGGGCACATCAGAACGGTTGTTAATAACCTGAGCTGCAAGTACGATTTCATCGAAGCCGTTGATGTTATGCCCCACAATGTAAAGTTCTAAAAAGCGGGGGCGTCCCTGGAGTTTGGGGGCCTTTTGTAACTCTTCATAGGTAAGGTAATCAGGAGAAAAAAGACCCATTTCCAAGCAAGCCCATTCTGCCAGTTGGGGATTGGCGGCTAGAAAACCGCGCCATAGCTGGAGGGCAAAATGGGCTTGCAAGCGGTTGCGGTACTCTCGAAACTTTTTGCCCACCGCCAATTTTTCGGGGGTCACCACGTAAAAGGTACGTTCGTCGTTTCCCCAAGTGTCCCACTGCAACTCGCAGGCCAGTCGGCAGGCTTCCTTAACAAGGGCTTCCTCCCCCGAGAGATGCATAACTAGCATAAAGGGGACCAGCTGTTTACCAAAGGCTCCCATCCACGTGTAGGTTTCGACGTCGTAGGTGACAAAGAGGCGTTCGACGCGAGGATGAGAGCCGATCGGAAAGAAATTGATTTTCTGCCACCAGCCGGAGGAGTGGGCGTTGATATGATGAAAGTAGAAGTCTCTCCGGCGGACCGTGCATTCGTGCTGATATTTGTAAAAGCGGGCGCAATACTCGCAGCGTTGCACGCTCTGCATCTCTTGAATGAGGTGTACCTGTCGCCCACGTACGAGAAATCGGAGAGGGAAGTTGAGAAAATCCTCAGTGTCTTGCCTTTCACCCTCGTCGCCCTCTTCTGCACCTGCACGCTCTTGCTGTGGGTGGATGATGGAGGGAACGACAACGCCCCGCGAGCCACAGGTCCAGACCTCAACGCGGGGCACCTTCAGCTTGAGAGCAAGAGTGCGGATTTGGGAACTGTCCAGGGAGTCCAGGAAGGCCTCGTTCAGATCAGCGGGCACAGATCGAAGGTTGACTTGCAGGAGACGGGTAAGGGCCGATGCCAGGCGGCGATGAAACTTGATTTCCATTGGTGAGTTGGTAGCAGTGTCAATAGCATACAGAAGACCTTGTCCGCGGGGAGCTACAATGGTACCACGCAGGCGAGAGTTGGGGGTAAGGCTTACATTGTTCGCTGCGGGCGGGCGTCCGGAGGCAGTGGTGGATGGGGGTTCGCCTGGAGAGGCGGTAGCGGCACGTCGGCGTGGAGCTCGGGTAGCGGTTGGTGCTGCGCCCGCAGTTGACTGGCGTACGCGACGACGCGGCGGTTGAGGTCCTGAATGTGTCTCCGCTGGGAGAAAACCACCGGCCCTCGGACTCGGAACCTGAAAGAGAGTTCAACAGAATCAATATCGGCATCGTTGACCGCGGCTTGTCGCAGAATCTCCTGCACGTCGCCAGAGTTGTCTTGGTAGGCAATCTCCGACATAAACTGGTCAATCTCTTCGTCCTGGAGTTCTCCGTGTCCTGCGCGCTCCACCGTGGCTGCAAGGTCATTAGAGATGCGCCTCATGAGCTGGGAGAAAGCGTTAAGACCGTTTTCGTTCCACACGCGGCTGTAGACCACGTCGCCAACAGTGTTTCGGGCGCGCATCACCACTTGTGCAATGTTCAGTTCTACGTGTCTTGCAAAGACGGCGTAGTTGCGTAGACGCTGGAAGAGGTAGTTGAGCGTGGTGGCAATGTGCTCGCAAACAAAGAAGTACATGACCCAGCGCCGAAGCGTCATTTCGTTAATATCTCCGAGGGCTTCCAAGCGGTCCATTGCCTCGTAGAAGTCAACCGCGAAGTTGAAGAACTGGGAGTTGCGCGCCGCAAACGTCAACTCCTCTTGCAGGAGCCGAATTGCCTCGGCTACAGTTTCGCGCACCTCTTGTTCGAAGGCTGCCGGCGTTTCCTCGATTTCCATAAACTCCTCTTCCTCCACAGCGGGACCCTCGGGGCTGACCGGCGCTGGGACGGGTTGTCGTCGACGACGGCGCCGGACGGGCAGCCGGTCAATGAAACGTTGAATCATTTCTCCGCGACGGCGACGCATGGTTTCGGTGACGGCGCGCCCGTTTTCTCGGGGGCGAAGTTCAAAGACGCCGCCTTGCATGCCCGAGCCGGAGAGGGGAGGAAGTAGGTGGGGCCCCTGAGGCAGCGACAGGGCGCTAACTGTGCATCTTATCATCTGTTGCATAGGTAGAGACTGCCAAGCCTCATTGAGCGAGTCCAGTTGGACGGGATCAGAGAATTTTTCGAGGAAAGCTTCCAGCCAATCGCAGTCGCAAGGTAAGCTAAGGACGGTGGCATGAGGGATTCTAAGGGAGGCAGCAGAGGAGGTGATGCTGCTGATGAGGAAATTGAAGTAGGCGGTCTTCAAACGGCGGATGGTGGCAAGGAGAGTGACGTCTTTTGGTCCGGCCTGTTGAATTCGCAGGCGGTCTGCCATGCCCCAAGCTTCGTTCTGACATCGGCGCAGGTCCTTGTAATAATCTTGCATGAGACTTTCTACGGGTATTTCCAATTCCCCTCGGTCGGCCATGCGTGTGGAACCAAACCCGCGCAGGGGCTGCAGCAGGGCCAAGTCGGCAACTACGCGTTCGGCGAGCACAGCCTGCTGTATCTGAGTTAAAGTGTTTTGGAAATCATCCAAGTCCACAAAGCGGTGGTAGGAACCGGTGTTGATGGTGTACGTGCAGTTGGCCATGACGGACCAGTTGACTACTTGCATCCCGGGCTGTGTAATCTCGGTATACCTAAGGCGCGAGTAGGCTCTGGATTCAAAAACGTAGTCGTTGCAGGTGCGAACCAAGTACTGGTAGCCAACAAGGAAGTGGGGCGGCGGCTCGCGGTAAAGGGGCCAGCGAAGTGTGGCGGGCGTACCGGGGGCCAGGTCCTCCAGCATAAGGCGATGGTAGTGGTAAACATATCGAGAGAGCCAGGTGATGCCGGCGGCGGTAGTGGCGGCGCGGGCGTATTCGCGAACGCGGTTCCAGATGTTACGCAACGGGGAGAAGCGTTCCATGGCGGGCACGCTTTGACCAGTCAGACGGGCGCAATCTTGTACGCTCTAGATGAAAAAACAGAGAGCGGTCACGGACTTTCCTCCGTAGCCTGGAGGACAGACCGCCAGGGTGCAGTGGCAAACAACCCCCGGTTCGAGACCGGCTGGATCTGCCACTCCCGACGCGCCGGCCGTGCGTCCACGACGGAAACCCCGCCGAGACCTAGCCGCGGTCCCTGGATCTCCAGATACGGAGGGGAGTCTTTTTGTTGTTTTTTGTAGATGCATCCGGTGTTGCGACAGATGCGTCCGACGGCGCCTCCAACACAGCCGCCGCTCCCGCCCCCCACTAGCGCCCCTGCAGCCGTTGCTCTCTCCGGAGCCGGCGGTGGCAACCCTGAGGAGGAGGCCATCCTGGACCTGGAAGAGGGCGAGGGGCTGGCCCGCTTGGGGGCGCCATCCCCCGAGCGCCATCCCCGCGTGCAACTTAAAAAGGACTCACGCCAGGCGTACGTACCGCCTCAGAATTTATTCAGGGATCGCAGCGGGCAGGAGCCCGAAGAGATGAGGGATCGCAGGTTTTACGCGGGGCAGGAGCTGCGGGCCGGTTTTAACCGCCAACGGGTGCTACGCGCCGAAGATTTTGAACCCGACGAACATAGCGGAATAAGTCCGGCACGGGCGCACGTGTCGGCGGCCGATTTGGTAACCGCGTACGAGCAAACGGTGAACGAGGAGCGCAACTTTCAGAAAAGTTTTAACAATCACGTGCGCACCCTGGTGGCGCGCGAGGAGGTGGCCATTGGGCTGATGCATTTGTGGGACTTTATGGAGGCGTACGTGCAAAATCCTTCGAGCAAGCCGCTGACGGCGCAGCTGTTTTTGATTGTGCAACACAGCCGGGACAACGAGGCTTTCCGCGAGGCCATGCTGAATATTGCGGAGCCTGAGGGTCGCTGGCTTTTGGACCTGGTTAATATCCTTCAGAGCATTGTGGTACAGGAGCGCAGTCTAAGCCTGGCCGACAAGGTGGCGGCCATTAATTACAGCATGCTTAGCCTCGGCAAGTTTTACGCCCGCAAGATTTACAAAACCCCCTATGTGCCCATAGACAAGGAGGTTAAAATAGATAGCTTTTACATGCGCATGGCGCTAAAGGTGTTAACGCTGAGTGACGATCTGGGGGTGTACCGCAACGACCGTATTCACAAAGCTGTGAGCGCCAGCCGCCGTCGCGAGCTTAGCGACCGCGAACTAATGCACAGCCTGCGTCGGGCTCTAACGGGCACCGGCACTGATGCCGAAACTGAATCTTACTTTGACATGGGGGCGGACCTGCAATGGCAGCCCAGCGCCCGGGCCCTGGAGGCGGCTGGTTATGTTGGCGCGGAAGAAGATGAGGAGGACTATGAGGACGAGCCCTGATCAGCCAGGTGGTGTTTTTGTAGATGCTGCGTTCGACGGCGGTGGCGGACGGGTCGCAGCAGGTGAATCCCGCTATGTTGGCGGCCCTGCAAAGCCAACCTTCGGGCGTGACACCCTCAGACGACTGGGCGGCGGCCATGGATCGCATCCTGGCCCTAACCACCCGCAATCCCGAAGCCTTCAGGCAGCAGCCCCAGGCCAACCGCTTTTCGGCCATTTTGGAAGCCGTGGTTCCTTCTCGCACTAACCCTACCCACGAAAAGGTGTTGGCGATTGTAAACGCTCTGGTAGAAAGCAAAGCCATCCGCAAGGATGAGGCGGGACTGATATATAATGCCTTACTGGAGCGGGTAGCGCGCTATAATAGCACCAACGTGCAGGCCAACCTAGACCGACTGACAACGGACGTGAGAGAGGCGGTGGCGCAGCGGGAACGCTTTATGCATGACGTTAACCTAGGATCCCAAGTGGCCCTTAATGCTTTTCTGAGCACATTGCCAGCTAATGTGCCGCGCGGGCAGGAGGACTATGTCAGCTTTATCAGCGCGCTTCGCCTCCTGGTGGCGGAGGTGCCCCAGAGTGAGGTGTACCAGTCCGGGCCAGACTACTTTTTCCAAACTTCACGGCAGGGTTTGCAAACTGTAAACCTAACACAGGCGTTTAAAAACTTGCAAGGAATGTGGGGCGTGCGAGCCCCCGTGGGGGACCGAGCCACCATCTCCAGCTTATTGACGCCGAACACTCGGTTGTTGCTGTTGTTGATAGCGCCATTTACCAATAGCAGCACCATTAGCCGTGACTCGTACCTTGGTCATCTAATCACGCTGTACCAGGAGGCTATTGGCCAGACGCAGGTGGACGAACAGACCTTCCAGGAAATCACCAGCGTGAGTCGGGCTCTTGGTCAGCAAGACACCAGTAGCTTGGAAGCCACGCTGAACTTTTTGCTAACCAACCGCCGGCAAAAAATTCCATCGCAATTTACTTTAAATTCTGAAGAGGAACGTATTTTGCGCTATGTGCAGCAGTCCGTCAGCTTGTATTTAATGCGCGAGGGGGCTACTGCGTCGTCGGCTCTGGACATGACGGCACGTAACATGGAACCGTCGCTATACTCGTCCAACCGGCCTTTTATTAACCGCCTGATGGACTATCTGCACCGCGCGGCGGCCATGAACAGCGAGTACTTCACCAATGCCATTCTTAACCCGCACTGGATGCCACCGTCCGGTTTTTACACGGGCGAGTTTGACGTGCCTGAGGGCGACGACGGATTTTTGTGGGATGACGTGTCCGAAAGCATTTTCGAACCAATGCGTTCCCGTAAAAAGGAGGGCGGAGACGAGCTGCCGCTGTCGTTAGTGGAGGCAGCTTCTCGAGGCCAAACCCCCGTTCCCAGTCTGCCATCGCTGACCAGCAGCAGCAGCGGACGGGTGTTTCGACCCCGTTTGCCCGGGGAGTTGGACTACCTCAGCGATCCCCTATTGCGACCGGCCCGGAAAAAAAATTTTCCCAACAACGGGGTGGAAAGCCTGGTAGATAAGATGAATCGCTGGAAAACCTACGCCCAGGAGCAGCGGGAAGAGAGGCAGCCCCGCCCACTGACCGGCACCTTCAGTCGTTGGCGCCGGCGGGAAGAGGACGCTTACGACTCGGCCGATGATAGTAGCGTGTTGGACTTGGGGGGAACCGGCGCCGCTTCTGATCCCTTTGCTCATCTGCGGCCTCAGGGTCAACTGGGTCGTTTGTATTAAAAAAATAAAATAAAAAGAAATCCACTTACCAGAGCCATAGCAACAGCGTCCGTCCCTTTGTCTGTTTTTTCCCTCTTCCCGGTAGTCAAAATGAGACGTGCGGTGGGAGTGCCGCCGGTGATGGCGTACGCCGAGGGTCCTCCTCCTTCTTACGAAAGCGTGATGGAAACAGCGGATTTGCCGGCAACGCTGCAGGCGCTCCACGTCCCTCCCCGTTACCTGGGGCCTACGGAAGGGCGGAACAGCATACGTTACTCGGAGCTGGCGCCTCTATACGACACCACCCGGGTTTACCTGGTGGACAACAAGTCGGCGGACATTGCCTCCCTGAACTACCAGAACGACCATAGTAACTTTCAAACCACGGTGGTACAAAATAATGACTTTACCCCGACAGAGGCCGGTACCCAGACCATCAATTTTGACGATCGCTCCAGGTGGGGCGGCGACCTGAAAACCATTTTGCGCACCAATATGCCCAACATCAATGAGTTTATGTCTACCAACAAGTTTCGGGCGCGGGTGATGGTAGAAAAAGTGAACCGGAAAACCAACGCTCCTCGTTACGAGTGGTTCGAGTTCACTTTGCCAGAGGGCAACTATTCGGAAACTATGACTATAGACCTTATGAATAACGCGATCGTAGACAACTACTTAGCAGTAGGACGTCAGAACGGCGTGCTGGAAAGCGACATTGGGGTGAAGTTTGACACGCGCAACTTCCGGTTGGGTTGGGATCCCGTAACCAAGTTGGTGATGCCCGGCGTGTACACCAACGAGGCCTTTCACCCAGACATTGTTTTGCTACCTGGTTGCGGCGTGGATTTCACGCAAAGTCGTCTGAACAACTTGCTAGGAATACGCAAGCGAATGCCCTTTCAAAAAGGTTTCCAAATCATGTATGAGGATTTGGAGGGCGGCAACATTCCTGCTCTATTAGATGTGGAAAAGTACGAAGCTAGCATAAAAGAAGCACAGGAGATCCGTGGAGCCGACTTCAAGCCCAATCCTCAAGACTTGGAAATCGTGCCCGTGGAAAAAGACAGCAAGGAAAGAAGTTACAATCTCCTAGAGGGAGATAAAAATAACACTGCCTACCGCAGCTGGTTTTTGGCCTACAACTACGGAGATGCAGAGAAAGGAGTAAAGTCTTGGACCTTGTTAACAACCACGGATGTGACCTGTGGGTCGCAGCAGGTGTACTGGTCCCTTCCCGACATGATGCAAGATCCAGTAACGTTTCGACCGTCCACGCAAGTCAGCAACTACCCTGTAGTGGGGGTGGAATTACTGCCAGTACATGCCAAGAGTTTTTACAACGAGCAGGCCGTGTATTCTCAGCTTATTCGCCAGTCCACCGCGCTTACGCACATCTTCAATCGTTTTCCTGAGAATCAGATACTAGTGCGTCCGCCCGCTCCGACCATTACCACCGTCAGTGAAAACGTTCCCGCCCTCACAGATCACGGAACCCTGCCGCTGCGCAGCAGTATCAGTGGAGTTCAGCGCGTGACCATCACTGACGCCCGCCGTCGGACCTGCCCCTACGTGCACAAAGCTCTGGGCATAGTTGCTCCCAAAGTGCTGTCTAGCCGCACGTTTTAACATGTCCATTCTTATTTCGCCCGACAACAATACCGGCTGGGGACTTTGCTCCGCCGGCATGTACGGCGGCGCCAAACGGCGTTCTAGCCAACACCCTGTTCGCGTGCGCGGACATTACCGCGCCCCCTGGGGGGCTTACACCCGCGGTGTTATCTCAAGACGTACCACCGTTGATGACGTCATTGACTCCGTGGTAGCCGATGCCCAACGCTACACGCGGCCCGTTGCCACGTCCACCGTGGATTCCGTGATTGATAGTGTGGTGGCCAACGCCAGGCGTTACGCGCAACGCAAGAGACGTTTGCAACGTCGCCGTCGTCGGCCTACTGCCGCCATGACTGCCGCTCGGGCGGTACTAAGGCGGGCACAAAGGATAGGACGTCGGGCCATGCGCCGAGCGGCTGCTTCTGCCAGTGCAGGTCGGGCCCGTCGTCAGGCCGCCCGTCAGGCCGCGGCGGCTATTGCCAGCATGGCTCAGCCCCGCCGGGGGAATATCTACTGGGTGCGAGATGCGTCGGGCGTGCGGGTGCCGGTGCGAAGCCGTCCCCCTCGGAGTTAGAAGACGCGTTCACAAAATGGACGAAGACTGAGTTTCCCTGTCGTTGCCAGCCGGTCCCCGTCAGCATGAGCAAGCGCAAGTTCAAAGAAGAGCTGCTGGAGGCCCTTGTGCCTGAAATCTATGGCCCTGCCGCGGACGTCAAGCCCGACATTAAGCCTCGCGTGCTCAAGCGGGTTAAAAAGCGAGAAAAAAAAGAGGAAAAGGAGGAAGCAGGGTTGCTAGACGACGGTGTTGAGTTTGTGCGGTCCTTTGCCCCCCGGCGGCGGGTGCAGTGGCGGGGACGTAAAGTCCAGCGCGTGCTTAGACCCGGCACTACTGTAGTATTTACTCCCGGAGAGCGGTCCGTCACGCGGGCCTTAAAACGGGATTACGATGAGGTTTACGCTGACGAAGACATTCTTGAGCAGGCCGCCCAACAGGTTGGGGAATTCGCCTACGGCAAGCGCGGCCGCTACGGAGAGTTGGGACTCTTGCTGGACCAAAGCAACCCCACGCCAAGCCTGAAGCCCGCAACGGCGCAGCAGATCCTTCCCGTGACAGAAATCAAGCGGGGCGTCAAGAGGGAAAACAAAGACGAATTGCAGCCCACCATGCAACTCATGGTGCCAAAGCGGCAAAAGCTTGAGGAGGTGTTGGAGAACATGAAAGTGGATCCCAGCGTTGAGCCGGAAGTTAAAGTGCGCCCCATTAAAGAAATAGGGCCCGGACTTGGCGTGCAGACGGTGGATATCCAAATCCCCGTGCGTGCGTCTTCGTCCACCGTTAGCACTGCGGTGGAGGCCATGGAAACGCAGCCTGAGCTGCCAGAGGCCGTAGCCCGTGCGGTTGCGGCCACGCGAGAGATGGGTTTGCAAACGGATCCGTGGTACGAATTCGTGGCCCCTACCAGCCGTCCACGCTCCCGGAAATACACAACCGCTAATTCGATTTTACCGGAGTATGCCTTGCATCCATCCATCACGCCAACGCCCGGTTACCGCGGAACAACCTTCAAACCCAGCCGCACTCGCTCCACCCGCCGTCGTCGCTCTGTCCGCCGCCGCTCAAGGCGCACGGCCCCCATCTCTGTGCGTCGCGTAACCCGCCGTGGACGCACGCTGACCCTTCCCAACGCGCGTTACCACCCTAGCATTCTCGTTTAATCCGTGCGCTGCCGTTTTTTCAGATGGCTTTGACTTGCCGGTTTCGCATTCCCGTTCCGTCCTACCGAGGAAGATCTCGCCGTAGGAGAGGCATGGCGGGCAGTGGCCGCCGACGCGCTTTGCGCAGGCGAATAAAAGGCGGATTTTTGCCCGCGTTGATTCCCATCATCGCCGCCGCCATAGGCGCAATCCCAGGCGTGGCCTCCGTGGCCTTGCAAGCAGCTCGCAAACAATAAAAGAAGGCTTAACACTGACTTCCTGGTCCTGACTATTTTATGCAGACAAGACATGGAAGACATCAATTTTGCGTCGCTGGCTCCGCGGCACGGCTCGCGGCCGTTTATGGGCACCTGGAACGAGATCGGCACCAGCCAGCTCAACGGGGGCGCTTTCAGTTGGAGCAGCCTGTGGAGTGGCATTAAAAACTTTGGGTCCTCCATTAAGTCATTTGGTAACAAGGCCTGGAACAGTAACACAGGTCAAATGCTCCGGGATAAGCTAAAGGACCAAAACTTTCAACAAAAAGTCGTGGACGGGCTGGCTTCCGGCATTAACGGCGTGGTGGATATAGCCAACCAGGCCTTGCAAAACCAAATCAATCAGCGGCTGGAAAATAGCCGCCAGCCTCCGGTGGCTCTGCAGCAGCGCCCGCCTCCCAAAGTCGAGGAGGTAGAAGTGGAGGAAAAACTACCGCCTTTGGAGGTGGCACCCCCCCTGCCTAGTAAAGGCGAAAAGCGGCCGCGACCGGATCTGGAGGAAACCCTAGTTGTGGAATCCCGCGAGCCCCCCTCGTACGAGCAGGCTTTGAAAGAGGGCGCTTCACCTTATCCCATGACCAAACCTATTGGTTCCATGGCCCGACCTGTATACGGGAAGGAAAGCAAACCCGTGACCTTAGAACTACCTCCACCCGTGCCCACCGTTCCGCCCATGCCGGCTCCGACGCTTGGCACCGCCGTTTCTCGCCCCACCGCCCCCACTGTTGCCGTGGCTACCCCCGCCCGCCGCCCTCGCGGGGCTAACTGGCAGAGCACTCTTAACAGCATTGTGGGTCTGGGAGTAAAAAGCCTGAAACGCCGCCGGTGCTATTAAAATGGAACCAAGCTAAATGCCATTATTGTGTACGCCTCCTGTGTTACGCCAGAGAGCCGAGTGACACGTCACCGCCAAGAGCGCCGCTTGCAAGATGGCCACCCCCTCGATGATGCCGCAATGGTCTTACATGCACATCGCCGGGCAGGACGCCTCGGAGTACCTGAGCCCGGGCCTGGTGCAGTTCGCCCGTGCCACCGATACCTACTTCAGCCTGGGGAACAAGTTCAGAAACCCCACCGTGGCTCCCACCCACGATGTAACCACAGACAGGTCGCAGCGACTGACGCTGCGCTTCGTGCCCGTCGACCGCGAGGAAACCGCCTACTCTTACAAAGTGCGCTTTACGCTGGCCGTGGGCGACAACCGGGTTTTGGACATGGCCAGCACCTACTTTGACATCCGCGGCGTGCTGGATCGTGGTCCCAGCTTTAAACCCTATTCGGGCACTGCATACAACTCCCTGGCCCCCAAAGGTGCTCCCAATCCTAGCCAGTGGACAAACCAAAACAAAACAAACTCCTTTGGACAAGCTCCCTATATAGGACAAAAAATCACCAATCAGGGCGTGCAAGTGGGCTCAGACTCCAACAATCGCGATGTGTTTGCCGATAAAACGTACCAACCGGAGCCTCAAGTGGGGCAGACGCAATGGAACATTAATCCAATGCAAAACGCTGCGGGAAGAATACTAAAACAAACCACGCCCATGCAGCCATGTTATGGGTCATACGCTAGACCAACAAACGAAAAAGGAGGTCAAGCCAAGCTGGTAAAAAATGACGACAATCAGACCACAACAACAAACGTAGGTTTAAACTTTTTTACCACTGCCACTGAAACCGCTAATTTTTCACCAAAGGTGGTTCTGTACAGCGAAGATGTTAACTTAGAAGCGCCCGATACCCACCTTGTGTTTAAGCCAGATGTCAACGGCACAAGTGCCGAGCTTTTACTGGGACAGCAGGCCGCTCCCAATCGACCTAATTACATTGGTTTTAGGGACAACTTCATTGGTTTGATGTACTACAATTCCACTGGCAACATGGGAGTGCTGGCCGGGCAAGCTTCTCAGCTCAACGCAGTGGTGGACTTACAAGATAGAAACACGGAGCTGTCTTACCAGTTAATGCTTGACGCTTTAGGGGATCGGAGTCGATACTTCTCCATGTGGAACCAGGCAGTGGACAGCTATGACCCAGACGTGAGAATTATTGAAAATCATGGCGTGGAAGACGAGCTCCCCAACTATTGCTTTCCTCTTAATGGGCAAGGAATATCTAACAGTTACCAAGGCGTAAAGACTGACAATGGAACTAACTGGTCTCAGAATAATACAGACGTCTCAAGCAACAACGAAATTTCCATTGGCAATGTGTTTGCCATGGAGATTAATCTGGCGGCTAACTTGTGGAGAAGCTTCTTGTACTCAAATGTAGCCCTGTACTTGCCTGACTCTTACAAAATAACCCCCGATAACATTACTTTACCCGACAACAAAAATACATATGCCTACATGAACGGTCGGGTTGCCGTCCCCAGCGCCCTGGATACATACGTGAACATTGGGGCGCGGTGGTCTCCAGACCCCATGGACAACGTTAATCCCTTTAACCACCACCGCAATGCTGGTCTGCGCTACCGTTCTATGCTCCTGGGTAACGGCCGCTACGTGCCTTTTCACATCCAAGTGCCCCAGAAATTTTTCGCCATTAAAAATCTCCTGCTCCTGCCCGGGTCCTACACCTATGAGTGGAACTTCCGGAAGGATGTTAACATGATTCTCCAAAGCAGTCTCGGTAACGACCTCAGGGTCGATGGAGCCAGCGTCAGGTTTGACAGCATTAACCTGTATGCCAACTTTTTCCCCATGGCTCACAACACCGCTTCCACCTTGGAAGCAATGCTTCGTAATGATACCAACGATCAGTCTTTCAACGACTACCTCTGCGCTGCAAACATGCTTTACCCCATACCCGCCAACGCTACTAGCGTGCCCATTTCTATTCCTTCGCGAAATTGGGCTGCTTTTCGGGGGTGGAGTTTTACTAGACTAAAAACTAAAGAAACCCCCTCTTTGGGGTCCGGGTTTGATCCATATTTCACCTACTCTGGCTCCGTCCCATACTTGGATGGCACCTTTTACCTGAACCACACTTTTAAAAAGGTGTCCGTTATGTTCGACTCCTCTGTGAGCTGGCCTGGTAACGACCGACTACTTACTCCCAACGAGTTTGAAATCAAACGAACCGTGGATGGGGAAGGATACAACGTGGCTCAATGTAACATGACCAAGGACTGGTTCCTCATACAAATGCTCAGTCACTACAATATTGGCTACCAGGGTTTCCACGTACCAGAAAGCTACAAGGACAGGATGTACTCCTTTTTCCGAAACTTCCAACCCATGAGCCGCCAGGTGGTAGACACTACCACCTACACGGAGTATCAGAATGTAACTCTCCCTTTCCAGCATAATAACTCTGGCTTTGTAGGATACATGGGACCTGCCATACGGGAGGGACAAGCTTACCCCGCCAACTATCCATACCCCCTTATTGGTCAGACGGCCGTACCAAGCCTGACTCAGAAAAAATTTCTTTGCGATCGTACCATGTGGCGCATTCCCTTTTCCAGCAACTTTATGTCTATGGGGGCCCTGACCGACCTGGGGCAAAACATGCTGTACGCCAACTCCGCCCACGCGCTCGACATGACTTTTGAGGTGGACCCCATGGATGAGCCCACACTTCTCTATGTTCTGTTCGAAGTTTTCGACGTTGTGCGCATCCACCAGCCGCACCGCGGCGTCATCGAGGCCGTCTACCTGCGTACGCCGTTCTCGGCCGGTAACGCCACCACATAAGAAGCCAGCCAATGGGCTCCAGCGAGCAGGAGTTGGTCGCCATCGTGCGCGAACTGGGCTGCGGACCTTACTTTCTGGGCACGTTTGACAAACGCTTTCCGGGTTTTATGGCACCGCATAAGCTGGCGTGTGCCATTGTTAACACGGCGGGCCGCGAAACCGGCGGCGTACACTGGCTGGCCCTGGCCTGGAACCCAAAGAACCGTACCTGCTACCTCTTCGACCCATTTGGCTTTTCGGACGAGCGCCTCAAACAGATTTACCAGTTTGAGTATGAAGGTCTCCTAAAGCGTAGTGCGTTGGCCTCAACCCCGGACCATTGTATCACCCTAATTAAGTCCACCCAAACTGTTCAAGGACCGTTTTCGGCGGCCTGCGGCCTTTTCTGCTGCATGTTTTTACATGCTTTTGTAAACTGGCCCACCAGTCCCATGGAGCGCAACCCCACCATGGACCTTCTTACCGGCGTTCCAAACAGCATGCTTCAAAGCCCCCAGGTTGTACCCACCCTGCGTCACAACCAGGAGCGGTTGTACCGTTTCCTGGCGCAACGTTCTCCCTACTTTCAGCGTCATTGCGAGCGTATCAAAAAAGCCACCGCGTTTGACCAAATGAAAAACAACATGTAACGGTTCAATAAAAGCTTTTATTGATTCAAAAAATTCATGCATGCAGACTTTTTATTTTAAAATGGTTCTTTCTCCCCATCGCCGTGGCTGGCGGGCAAAGCTACGTTGCGATACTGCAAACGAGAGGACCACTTAAATTCTGGAATCAGCATCTTAGGAAGGGGGCCATCGACGTTCTCTCCCCACAGCCGTCGTACAAGTTGCAAAGCTCCCAAAAGGTCAGGTGCAGAAATTTTGAAATCACAGTTGGGACCTTGGCCACCACGGGAGTTGCGGTATACGGGGTTAGCGCACTGGTAAACCAGCACACAGGGATACTGGATACTGGCAAGAGCCACCTTGTCGGTTACTTCTTCAGCTCTAAGACTGTCAACATTGCTTAGAGCGAAAGGGGTGGCTTTACACATTTGCCGACCCAATTGGGGCACACCGGTGGGCTTGTACAGGCAGTCGCAGCGCATCACCATTAATAGGCGTTTTAGCCCGTTTTGCATTTTTGGATATTCGGCTTGCATAAAAGCTTCTATCTGCAAAAAAGCCGTCTGAGCCTTTGTTCCTTCCGAGAAAAACAGACCGCAGGACTTGGCAGAAAACACATTGGTGGCACAGCTCACGTCTTCTACACAACAACGGGCATCGTCATTCTTCAGTTGAACCACGCTGCGCCCCCACCGGTTTTGTACCACCTTGGCTCGACTCGGGTGCTCCTTTAACGCCCGCTGAGCGTTCTCGCTCGCTACATCCATTTCCACCAACTGCTCTTTTTGAATCATTTCCAGGCCATGATAACAGCGTAGCACTCCCTCTTGCTCGGTGCAGCCGTGAAGCCAAATCGCGCAACCAGTGGGCTCCCATTCATTGTTTTTTACCCCGGCGTACGACTCCACGTAGGCTCTCAAAAAACGTCCCATCATTTCCACAAATGTCTTGTGGCTGGTGAAGGTGAGAGGGAGGCCGCGATGCTCCTCGTTAAGCCACGTTTGGCAAATTTTGCGATAAACGTTGCTTTGTTCGGGTAGGAACTTGAAGCCATTCTTCTCTTCGGCCTCCACATGATACTTTTCCATTAGCTTTATCATTAAATCCATGCCTTTCTCCCAGGCGGAAACCAAGGGCTCTGCCTGCGGATTAAGAACCACTGATGTAACAGCTTTGGAAGTGCTAGGCTCTTCTTCCTCGTTGTTTTCCTCTGACGGGGGAGGCACACCTTTGGGCTCCAAGCGTCTTACATATCGCTTGCCACTGGCCTTTTGAACGACCTGCACGCCGGGGTGACTGAACCCGGTGTACACCACCTCTTCTTCTTCCTCCTCGCTGTCTGGAACCACTTCGGGAGACGGAGGCAAAACTGGAACGCGATCCGGCACTTGAACATTCTTGCGCAACTTCTTTTTGGGAGGAAGTGACGGGGCCCGTTCTGGACTCGTCTCCTGCAAGTAGGGAGTGATGGTGGGGAGTTCTTGCTGACGGCCGGCCATGCTTTACTCCTAGGCGAGAAAATATGGAGGAGGATCTTAAGCTGCAGCCAGACTCCGAAACCTTAACCACCCCCAACTCTGAGGTCGGCGCCGTCGAGCTAGTGAAACATGAGGAGGAAAATGAGCAAGTGGAGCAAGATCCGGGCTATGTAACGCCCCCCGAGGACGGCAAGGAACCAGTGGCCGCACTCAGCGAACCCAACTATTTGGGAGGGGAGGACGACGTGCTCCTGAAGCACATAGCGCGACAGAGCACCATTGTACGAGAAGCCCTCAAGGAATGCACACAGACTCCGCTGACGGTGGAGGAATTAAGCCGCGCGTATGAAGCTAACCTGTTTTCGCCGCGTGTACCGCCAAAAAAGCAGCCTAACGGCACCTGCGAAACAAACCCGCGCCTCAATTTTTATCCCGTCTTTGCGGTGCCTGAAGCACTGGCTACTTATCACATCTTTTTCAAGAACCAACGCATTCCCCTCTCTTGCCGCGCCAACCGTACACGCGGTGACGGCCTTTTGCATCTCAAAGCTGGAGCTCACATACCTGAGATCGTTTCTTTAGAAGAAGTACCCAAGATTTTTGAAGGTCTTGGCAAGGACGAAAAACGGGCGGCAAATGCTCTGCAAAAAAACGAAACCGAGAATCAGAACGTGTTGGTAGAGCTGGAGGGTGACAACGCGCGTTTGGCCGTACTCAAACGCACCATTGAAGTTTCACACTTTGCTTATCCCGCGCTAAATCTTCCTCCCAAAGTAATGCGTTCTGTTATGGATCAAGTGCTTATTAAGCGAGCAGAGCCCATTGATCCCCAACAACCCGACCTAAACTCTGAGGACGGACAACCCGTAGTCTCAGACGACGAGCTTGCTCGCTGGCTAGGTACCCAGGATCCCTCAGAGCTGCAAGAGCGGCGAAAAATGATGATGGCAGCAGTTTTGGTTACAGTGGAATTGGAATGCCTGCAGCGCTTCTTTGCTAACCCTCAAACACTGCGCAAAGTCGAGGAGTCCCTGCACTATGCCTTCCGTCATGGCTACGTTCGTCAGGCCTGCAAGATCTCCAACGTAGAGCTCAGCAATCTGATCTCTTACATGGGCATTCTACACGAAAACCGGCTGGGGCAGAACGTTCTTCACTGCACCTTGCAAGGGGAGGCCCGCCGAGACTACGTCCGCGACTGCATCTATCTTTTCCTTATTCTCACCTGGCAAACCGCTATGGGAGTCTGGCAGCAGTGCTTGGAAGAGCAAAACCTCCAGGAGCTTAATAAATTGCTAGTACGAGCCCGTCGCGAACTCTGGACGTCTTTTGACGAGCGTACGGTTGCCCGCCAGCTGGCAAACCTCATTTTTCCCGAGCGGCTTATGCAAACATTGCAAAATGGTTTGCCAGACTTTGTCAGCCAAAGTATCTTGCAAAACTTTCGCTCCTTTGTACTCGAGCGTTCCGGCATCTTGCCGGCTATGAGTTGTGCTTTGCCCTCCGATTTTGTCCCCCTCTGCTACCGCGAATGCCCCCCACCGTTGTGGAGTCACTGCTACCTCCTCCGTCTAGCCAACTATTTGGCCCACCACTCTGATCTTATGGAAGACTCTAGCGGCGACGGACTGCTAGAATGTCACTGCCGTTGCAACCTCTGCACCCCTCATCGCTCACTGGTCTGTAACACCGAGCTTCTTAGCGAAACCCAAGTAATCGGTACCTTTGAGATTCAAGGGCCAGAGCAACAAGAAGGTGCTTCCAGCCTCAAACTCACGCCGGCGTTGTGGACTTCCGCCTACCTACGCAAATTTATTCCCGAAGACTATCACGCCCACCAAATTAAATTTTATGAAGACCAATCACGACCTCCCAAAGTCCCCCTTACAGCCTGTGTTATCACCCAAAGCCAAATTCTGGCCCAATTACAAGCTATTCAGCAGGCGCGTCAGGAATTTCTTTTAAAAAAAGGACACGGGGTCTATTTGGACCCCCAAACCGGTGAAGAACTTAATACCCCGTCACTCTCCGCCGCCGCTTCGTGCCGTTCGCAGAAACATGCCACCCAAGGGAAACAAGCATCCCATCGCGCAACGGCAATCCCAGCAGAAACTACAAAAGCAGTGGGACGAGGAGGAGACGTGGGACGACAGCCAGGCAGAGGAAGTTTCAGACGAGGAGGCGGAGGAGCAGATGGAGAGCTGGGACAGCCTAGACGAGGAGGACCTAGAGGACGTGGAGGAAGAAACCATCGCCAGCGACAAGGCACCATCTTTCAAAAAACCCGTTCGGAGCCAACCTCCGAAAACTATCCCGCCCCTGCCACCGCAACCATGTTCACTGAAAGCCAGCCGTAGGTGGGACACCGTCTCCATCGCCGGATCGCCAACAGCCCCAGCTGGTAAGCAGCCTAAGCGCGCACGACGGGGATACTGCTCCTGGCGAGCCCATAAAAGCAATATTGTCGCATGCCTCCAGCACTGCCGGGGCAATATCTCATTCGCACGGCGTTACTTGCTTTTTCACGACGGGGTGGCGGTTCCTCGCAACGTCCTCTACTATTACCGTCATCTCTACAGCCCCTACGAAACGTTTGGAGAAAACACCTCGAGTGCGTAAGACCTCATCCGCCATTGCCACCCGCCAGGATTCGCCCGCCACGCAGGAGCTCAGAAAACGCATCTTTCCGACGCTGTATGCTATTTTCCAGCAGAGCCGCGGTCAACAGCTGGAACTCAAAGTAAAAAACCGATCACTCCGTTCGCTCACCCGCAGCTGCTTGTATCACAGAAGTGAAGACCAACTGCAGCGCACGCTGGAGGACGCCGAGGCACTGTTCAATAAATATTGCTCGGTGTCTCTTAAGGACTAAACACCCGCGCTTTTTTTAGGCGCCAAATTACGTCATTGACATTATGAGCAAAGACATTCCCACGCCTTACATGTGGAGCTATCAGCCGCAAATGGGCCTGGCAGCTGGAGCTTCTCAGGATTACTCCAGTCGCATGAATTGGCTTAGTGCCGGCCCCCACATGATTGGGCGGGTAAATGGAATTCGTGCCACTCGAAACCAAATTCTGCTAGAACAGGCCGCCCTAACCTCTACCCCGCGACGTCAGCTGAACCCACCCTCTTGGCCTGCCGCCCAGGTTTATCAGGAAAACCCCGCCCCGACCACAGTCCTTCTGCCACGCGACGCGGAAGCCGAAGTCCAAATGACTAACTCCGGAGCGCAATTAGCGGGCGGCGCCAGACACGTCAGGTTCAGAGATCGACCCTCGCCCTATTCCTCCGGCTCTATAAAAAGGCTAATCATTCGAGGCCGAGGTATCCAGCTCAACGACGAGGTAGTGAGCTCTTCCACCGGTCCTAGACCTGACGGAGTCTTTCAGCTTGGAGGCGCCGGGCGGTCTTCCTTCACTCCTCGCCAGGCGTACTTAACGCTTCAGAGCTCTTCATCCCAGCCTCGCTCCGGCGGCATCGGAACCCTCCAGTTTGTGGAGGAGTTTGTACCCTCCGTTTACTTCAACCCCTTCTCGGGCGCTCCTGGTCTTTACCCAGACGACTTCATCCCGAACTACGACGCGGTGAGCGAATCTGTGGACGGCTACGACTGAAGACCGATAGTACGGCCGTGACTGCGCGGCTGTAACATCTGCATCGGTGCCGTAACCTTCGCTGCTTTACTTAAAAAGCCTGTGATTTCATTTACCACCCCAGCACTTGGATTACATGAAGATCTGTGTTCTTTTTTGTGTGCTAAGTTTAACAAGTAGCCTAAGGACTTCACCTACAACCGTTGGTTCCTTACGTCAGCTACAAGATTCCACCAAAGGTACACACCAAACTCTTTATTTTTCTGAGTCTACCACTTCTATTGCACTTAACTGTTCTTGTCGTAACCAACTCGTTCAGTGGCGCGCTAACAGACAATTTTGCAAACTATTCTGGGACGCTCTTATTGTTCAAGGAAACAACAGCCTTTGTAACAACTGTACTGCTACTACTTTAACTCTTACACCTCCTTTTGTTCCCGGTCCATACTTGTGCATTGGCACAGGAAGAGGGCCTAGCTGCTTTAATCGCTGGACTTTACAAAAAGAGAATCTAACCACTACCACCCTCCTTCCCCTTACTACTTATACTTTTTCCCAAAAAAAGAATTACTTTTTGCCCATTATTGCACTTTTGGCCTTTGTCTGTGTTATTACCGCTAATTATATTTTAATTTTCAATCTTGATAATTTTTACTAATCATGCTGCTGTTTTTACTTTGCCTTCTTTTCTGCTCTGCCTATGCCGCCGTGCCAGAAAAAACCCTTAACAACCTCGTTCGGGTGTACGCCTTAGTTGGTACCAATCTATCCCTTGATTCTATGAAAACTCCTCAGATTGACGAACTTACTAGTCTTAGCTGGATCAAACAGGAAGACAATCCTAACAAAAACTTACAATCATTTTTTTTTATTGGTCAAAAACTCTGTGAAGTTACCAAAGACAAAATCACTGTTTTTAACTATTATCCGTTGGAATTTTCCTGCGCTAACGTAACCTTGTATTTGTATAATCTTAAAACTGACGATTCTGGCCTCTATAATGGAAAGGCCCATACCAAAGAGCTTGAACATAACACCTATGTTAGGCTTTATGTTATTGACATTCCTCCGCCTAAGTGTGACATTACTTCACGTTACTTAGGCATACAGGCTACTGGGGAAGATTATTGTTTAATTGAAATTAATTGCACTAACTCCAAATACCCAGCTGTGGTTAAATTTAATGGCAGGCAAAGCAACTTCTACCATTATGTTAGCGAAAACGGAAACAAAAAACTTCCAAATTTTTATGAAACACACATCACTGTTAATGGTACCCACAAAAGCTTTCACTTTAATTACCCTTTTAACGACCTTTGTCAAACAACCAGCGCTCTACAATATAATGACAATGTCCAGGTAGTCCTCATTCTTCTCATAGTAGTTGGCTTAATAATAATTTCCGCTAGTTTAATATTGCTTTATTGCCACCGCAAAAAAATCAAGGCCAAAGTTCAACATCAACCAGTGCATATTTGTTTAGAAAAATAAAAATTTTTTTCTTTTCAGTATGGTAACTCCTCTTCTCCTGCTTGTCTGTCTGCCAATTATCTACGCCTCCACCACCTTCGCCGCAGTCTCCCACCTTGATACGGATTGTCTTCCCGCCTTGCTGACTTATCTCATCTTCACCTCTGTTTGCTGCACTGCCATCTGCAGCATTGCCACTTTTTTTGTGGCCATTTTCCAAACTGCGGACTACCTATACGTTAGAGTGGCATACTATCGTCATCATCCCCAATATAGGAACCACGAGGTGGCTACCCTTCTGTGCCTGTCATGAAAGTTCCTCTTCTCTGTCTTATCCTCCTTCACAAAGTCCTGGCCAACTGCCACCTCCACCGGCCCACCGAGTTCCTGCGCTGCTACTCAACAGAAACCTCTTCCTTTTGGCTGTACTCCATTATTTTTATTTTGATTTTCTTTGCCACCTTTTTGGGATTACAAATTTACGGGTGCCTTCACCTGGGCTGGATGCATCCTCCCAACAACCTACCCAGATTTCCTGGTTTCCTATTACAGCCCCCACCGCCCCCACCGGCTCCTGTGCAGCGCGCTCCATCAGTTATTAGCTACTTTCATCTTAACTCTGAAGATGTCTGACCAACTAGAAATCGACGGGCAGTGCACTGAGCAGCTTATCCTTGCTCGGCGAAAACTCAAACAACAAAATCAGGAACTGTTCAACCTTCAAGCCCTACACCAATGCAAAAAGGGTCTTTTTTGTCTGGTTAAACAAGCTGAACTTTGTTATGATGTAACCCAACAGGGACACGAGCTGTCATATACTTTAAACAAGCAAAGACAGAGCTTTATGACTATGGTGGGGGTTAAGCCCATTAAGGTTACTCAGCAATCCGGCCCAGTTGAGGGAAGCATTCTTTGTCAGTGTACCAATCCTGAATGCATGTACACTATGGTAAAAACCCTGTGTGGTCTAAGGGAACTTCTCCCCTTTAATTAAAGTTATTCTGATTAATAAAGCTTACCTTAAATTTGATATCAGTTGTTTGTCAAGTTTTTCCAGCAGCACCACCTGCCCTTCCTCCCAACTTTCGTACGGGATGTGCCAACGGGCGGCAAACTTTCTCCACGTCCTAAAGGGTATATCGGTGTTCACCTTTTTACCCTGACCCACAATCTTCATCTTGCAGATGAAAAGAACCAGAATTGAAGACGACTTCAACCCCGTCTACCCCTATGACACCTCCTCAACTCCCAGCATTCCCTATGTAGCTCCGCCCTTCGTTTCTTCCGACGGGTTACAGGAAAACCCCCCGGGAGTTTTAGCACTCAAGTACACTGACCCCATTACTACCAATGCTAAACATGAGCTTACTTTAAAACTTGGCAGCAACATAACTTTACAAAATGGGTTACTTTCGGCCACCGTTCCCACTGTTTCTCCTCCCCTTACAAACAGTAACAACTCCTTGGGTTTAGCCACATCCGCTCCTATAGCTGTGTCAGCTAACTCTCTTACATTGGCCACCGCCGCACCACTGACAGTAAGCAACAACCAGCTTAGTATTAACACTGGCAGAGGCTTAGTTATAACTAACAATGCCGTAGCAGTTAATCCTACCGGAGCGTTAGGCTTTAACAACACAGGAGCTTTACAATTAAACGCTGCGGGAGGAATGAGAGTGGACGGCGCCAACTTAATTCTTCATGTAGCATACCCCTTTGAAGCAATCAACCAACTAACACTGCGATTAGAAAACGGGTTAGAAGTAACCAACGGAGGAAAACTCAACGTTAAGTTGGGATCAGGCCTCCAATTTGACAATAACGGACGCATTACCATTAGTAATCGCATCCAGACTCGAGGTGTAACATCCCTCACTACCATTTGGTCTATCTCGCCTACGCCTAACTGCTCCATCTATGAAACCCAAGATGCAAATCTATTTCTTTGTCTAACTAAAAACGGAGCTCACGTGTTAGGTACTATAACAATTAAAGGTCTTAAAGGAGCACTGCGGGAAATGAACGATAACGCTTTATCTGTAAAACTTCCCTTTGACAATCAGGGAAATTTACTCAACTGTGCCTTGGAATCATCCACCTGGCGTTACCAGGAAACCAACGCAGTGGCCTCTAATGCCTTAACATTTATGCCCAACAGTACAGTGTATCCCCGAAACAAAACCGCCGACCCAGGCAACATGCTCATCCAAATCTCGCCTAACATCACCTTCAGTGTCGTCTACAACGAGATAAACAGTGGGTATGCTTTTACGTTTAAATGGTCAGCCGAACCGGGAAAACCTTTTCACCCACCCACCGCTGTATTTTGCTACATAACTGAACAATAAAATCATTGCAGGCGCAATCTTCGCATTTCTTTTTTCCAGATGAAACGAGCCAGATTTGAAGATGACTTCAACCCCGTCTACCCTTACGAACACTACAATCCCCTTGACATTCCATTTATTACACCCCCGTTTGCTTCCTCCAACGGCTTGCAAGAAAAACCTCCGGGAGTCCTCAGCCTGAAATACACTGATCCACTTACAACCAAAAACGGGGCTTTAACCTTAAAATTGGGCACGGGACTAAACATTGATAAAAATGGAGATCTTTCTTCAGATGCTAGCGTGGAAGTTAGCGCCCCTATCACTAAAACCAACAAAATCGTAGGTTTAAATTACACTAAGCCTCTCGCTCTGCAAAATAACGCGCTTACTCTTTCTTACAACGCGCCCTTTAACGTAGTAAATAATAATTTAGCTCTAAATATGTCACAGCCTGTTACTATTAATGCAAACAACGAACTTTCTCTCTTAATAGACGCCCCACTTAATGCTGACACGGGCACTCTTCGCCTTCGAAGTGATGCACCTCTTGGACTAGTAGACAAAACACTAAAGGTTTTGTTTTCTAGCCCCCTCTATCTAGATAATAACTTTCTTACACTAGCCATTGAACGCCCGCTAGCTCTATCCAGTAACAGAGCAGTGGCCCTTAAGTATTCACCACCTTTAAAAATAGAAAACGAAAACTTAACCCTAAGCACAGGCGGACCTTTTACTGTAAGCGGGGGAAATTTAAACCTGGCAACATCGGCACCCCTCTCCGTGCAAAACAATTCTCTCTCCTTAGGGGTTAACCCGCCTTTTCTCATCACTGACTCTGGATTAGCTATGGACTTAGGAGACGGTCTTGCATTAGGTGGCTCTAAGTTAATAATCAATCTTGGTCCAGGTTTACAAATGTCTAATGGAGCTATTACTTTAGCACTAGATGCAGCGCTGCCTTTGCAATATAAAAACAACCAACTTCAACTCAGAATTGGCTCCGCGTCTGCTTTAATTATGAGCGGAGTAACACAAACATTAAACGTCAATGCCAATACCAGCAAAGGTCTTGCTATTGAAAATAACTCACTAGTTGTTAAGCTAGGAAACGGTCTTCGCTTTGATAGCTGGGGAAGCATAGCTGTCTCACCTACTACCACTACCCCTACCACCCTATGGACCACCGCGGACCCGTCTCCTAACGCCACTTTTTATGAATCACTAGACGCCAAAGTGTGGCTAGTTTTAGTAAAATGCAACGGCATGGTTAACGGGACCATATCCATTAAAGCTCAAAAAGGCACTTTACTTAAACCCACAGCTAGCTTTATTTCCTTTGTCATGTATTTTTACAGCGACGGAACGTGGAGGAAAAACTATCCCGTGTTTGACAACGAAGGGATACTAGCAAACAGTGCCACATGGGGTTATCGACAAGGACAGTCTGCCAACACTAACGTTTCCAATGCTGTAGAATTTATGCCTAGCTCTAAAAGGTATCCCAATGAAAAAGGTTCTGAAGTTCAGAACATGGCTCTTACCTACACTTTTTTGCAAGGTGACCCTAACATGGCCATATCTTTTCAGAGCATTTATAATCATGCAATAGAAGGCTACTCATTAAAATTCACCTGGCGCGTTCGAAATAATGAACGTTTTGACATCCCCTGTTGCTCATTTTCTTATGTAACAGAACAATAAAATATTGTTATTTTGTATTTTCAACTTTATTGATACTTTTACAGAATTCTAACCGTTAATCTCCCTCCCCCCTTCCACTTTACCTTATACACCTCCCTTTCCCCCTGTACCACCGCAAACAACTGCAATTTAGGATTTACACAACGATTCTTCTGTGACAAAATCAACACAGGTTCTTTGCTGGCAAAGCGCTGATCCGTAATGGAAATGAAACCTTCAGAAACATCGTCCAACAGCACGGTGGAGTCCAAAGCAGAGCTCTGCAAAAACAAATACAGTCAAGCTCTCCACGGGTTCTCGCCTCTGTTGTAGTCTGCCAACGTAAACGGGCAGTACCGCTCCATCAAGCCCCGCAGTAATCCCTGTCTCCGGGGTTCCACCAAGCTCCTCATGAGTGACCTAACGGTGAAGCTTCCCAACACTTTCACCGCCTTGGCCAGCAGCCGCCGCGTCCGACGAGCGCAGCACCGCACAGAAAGCTCATCCAAGTTTTTACAATAGGTACAGCCCAACACCACCATATTATTCATAATTCCATAACTAAAAAAACTCCACCCAAACGACATGCGCTCCAACACTATAGCCGCGTGCCCATCATACAGCAGGCGAATATATATAAAATGCCTACCTCTGACAAACACGCTCCCCATAAATAACACTTCCTTGGGCATGCCACAATTTACAATTTCTCGATACCAAGGGAATCTTAAGTTATACAGTGAACCATAAATCATCATTTTAAACCAATTTGCTAACACTACACCCCCCGCCTTACATTGAAGAGACCCAGGTTTAATACAGTGACAGTGTATAGTCCAGCGTTCAAAACCTCTTACAATTTGATTAAAATCAACATTAATAGTGGCACAGCAAACACAAACACGCATGTAAATTTTGCACACATGCTTTTCCCATTTAGACAATATCATGTCCCACCACATTGGCCACTCCTGCAATACTACAAAAGGCGCACAAGATGGAATAGACCTCACCTCGCTCACATAATGCATATTCAAATGTTCACACTCTAAAAGTCCAGGAGTCCTTTCCATTGTGGCAATAGGCACAGAATCCTCAGAGGGAGGTGGAAGACGGTGGGTTTGGTACGAACTCAGTCTGCAGCGAAACCATCTGTCGCGTTGCATCATAAATTAAAAGCTCGCGCACAGCTTCGTACTTCTGTTTTAAGAAACGAACACGCTGCCAACAAATGTTCGCAAATCGACGGTTTCGTTGTCGCGCTCTTTCAGTTTTCAGGGCAACGTTCAGCCACTCCTGCAGTCCACTTAACAGCTCCTCAGCCCGTGGAGATATGCTGACATTATACCTTATTATGTCCCCATAAACGTTCAAACAGCAGGTTAAAGCCAACTCCAACCAAGAAATACAAAGGCCTTGATCCCGACTCACTGGAGGTGGAGGGAGAGACGGAAGAGGCATAATTATTCCAGACGGTTGTAAAGCGAGCCAAAGTGCAAGTCACGAAGATCACACCTCTCCCCACCGCTGCGTTGGTGAAAAATTACAGCCAAGTCAAAAAAGATGCGATTTTCCAAATTACCAATCACGGCTTCCACTAAGGCTGGCACACGCACTTCAAGAAACACAAACATAGCAAAAGCATTTTCCTCAAAATCTTCAAACATTAAGCTGCAATCTTGAATAATTCCCAAATAATTTTCCGCTTGCCACCCGCGCAACACATCCATTAAAATTTCTTGTAAACTGGCGCCATGTAATTCAAAAAGTTTGTTAAGAGCACCCTCTACTGTCATACGCAGGCACACCTTCATGGTTGAAAAAGATCAGGTTCCCGTGTCACCTGCAGTTCATTTAAAAGATTAACATTAGGCTCAAAACCCCGATCCCGAATCTCCATGCGTAGCATTAGTTGTACAAAGTCATCCAAATCATTGCATATAAGCTCTGTCAGTTCGCTATCAGGAAGCAGCTCAGGTGATGCTACACAACAAATCATCTCTAGCGTAGGAGCTAAAGACGTTAAGGTAAAGCCACAATAAGCAGCTTGAAGAACTGGAGTAACACAATGCAAAATGTGCAGCAAAAACTCCGACATGTTTGTCTTTAAAAAATCTACCACAGAAATGTCCATATTATTTAAATAAAACATCAGGGGCTCAGGAACCACCACCGAAATAAAAACCGGTCGTAACAAATACATTGTGTCCTGCAACAAAAAAAAAATATTAATGCCCACACCTGGGAAAACCTGTTCTAAAACCAAACAGGTATAAGTATTACAAATGCCTCCCTTTGCCCCCCAATCCAAACCAAATAAGCTGCCCCGTCTTACCGCGACAAAGCACACAGAACAAAACACACTCCGCAGACGAACACAATATTTATACACTCCCTTTGCCGTCAAAAGTCCACAAAAACTCCAAAGGTCAGAAAAACCGCCACATGAACACTTCCGCATACTGTTTCACATATCGTCACTTCCGCCGCACCGCGCCCGTCCTCCGACCCCACACGTCATCCGCCTCCACCCTTTCCCACCCCGCCCGCCTCTACGTCACCTTACACCACCCCTAGTCCCTCCTCCCTCATTATCATATTGGCTCGTTTCCAGTTTTAAGGTATATTATTGATGATG